AGGCTGGCGGGCTCATGGGTGCCGCGAGGTGTCACAATAATCACGCAAGTGCTGTACTTAGTATAGGTATAGGGAGTGTTACCGCCCTGCCGGACCCCCTTTTCTCTAATAGGAGACAGTTCTGTCACCTTACACTGGACGGTTATCACTCCGGTACCCTCACTCCGGTATCACTGCGGTACCCTTACTGCGGTATTCCACTCCGGTTCCACCCAAAAAACCACCCCCTCCCTTGCGGGAGGAGGTGACAGAGAGATCAGAAGGGCAGATCATCCTGCTCTTTCTTAGCGATAGGAGCAGGAGCTTCTTCGTAGTGATCTACCTTGCCTTCCTTGTAGACTGGAGCTGATTGAGTAGCTGCAGTAGGAAGAATAGTAGCAGAAGATGTTCCGTTATTTGGAACAGGCTGTCTGCCTAAGAACTCGTTCACAGTCCTATGGAAAGTAGGATAGACTTTTCCATTCTTGTCCATAATAACATAGTGAACAGTAAGAGTCTTGTTCTCTATGAGTGGAGTGACTTGCGGATGTAAGAGATAATCCGTGAAGTTCTTGATTTGTCCTCTGTTATATAGAGGATTAAACAAAGTATTTATCATTTTATTTCCTTTCTGTGTTAAATGATAATGTATAAAGGAGAGGCCTTTATGGCCTCTCCTCTTTAGGTTAGCAGGTGATTTAACTCCACCTGCGAAAGATGTGTATAAAGGAGAGGCCTTTATGGCCTCTCCTGAGTCCTTATGATCGGACACCCATTTAGATAATAGCGCTTATATTAAGGACGTAGCGAGCGTCAACGATTATTTCTATTATCTATAAAAGAGAGGCCTTTATGGCCTCTCTCTTGCTGGTTCTTTCAATGTACGGTATTGAAAAAAAGATGTAAGGGTGGACCACTATCTCGGCTCCAACCCCTTGTGCAGAGGTCTCGTCCCGTACCAAGGAACGTTGTGGTACCAACGCCCGAGATAGTGATCAGACAGCAGGGCTACGCCGAGATACTGTCCTACAAAGGAGAGGCCTTTATGGCCTCTCCCCTTGTTCTATACCAAGTCACTAATATCAGGCGTGAGGAAACTATCTTCCTGTTCCTTCCTTACCAACCGACGATGTAACATCTCTTCAAACGTTACTATCATGGGTTTACGCCTAAACCTCCTAGCCTTATTAGTATAGGCTATGTGACTTCCATCACTGTCGTAATCCCAGTCTACTCCTTGTTCAGGCTCTAATCCTGACTCTTGACGTAGCTGCCATTCTACTTGTGTATACCAATCCATAATGGACTCCTCTCTGTTAATTGATAGATGAAAGAGAGAGCTTACCGCTCTCTCCTCCTTTCTTTTAGTACTACACACTCCCGATGGGTTTGCGTATTACCATTGTGACAAAGCCTGGGTCACCAAAGATTTGGTACTCAAACTCGTCCGACACGTACCTGTTACCTCCTATGCAGAACGCACCACACATGATAATATCTGTACCGATATCACCACACAATGATGAGTCACATATTTGGTGACGTGGTGGATTCTTCCAAAACCCACTGTACTCGCCTAGCTTTGACCAGGCTGTGTCATGTCCCTCAACGTGCTCGTTAAGGTACTCTTCTGTTACTACATATTTAACCATAATGGCCTCCTCTCTGTTAGCAACATTTGATACTGGCTGGCATCATCAGACCACTCCTACCACAGAGTGATGACAATCCCCATATTACTGAGGATTGTTTCGCCTTTCGACACCTTATCAGATGCCGTACTTAGCCTCCTTAGCTGCCATTTCAGCCTTAGATGCTTTGACGTCTTTTGGCGAGACATGTCTAGCCTTATTGACTATCCGTTCTATCCCGCCATAAGGAGCATTGAACCCTTCTGCAAGAGCACTCTCCTCATGATTGATGAGGTCTGAGTGCCATTGCTCTAAAGACATGACCTTACAAGGCCATTCCTTTAAGACAAGGCTATTCTCCATGCCAAGTGCGACTACAAATGCTACCGCCTCGGCCTCGTTCTTGCAGTCACTGACTACAAAATCCTTGCTGTGCTTCCACTTCCAGTTGGAGTCACTGTCTTCGAACCTACCACCGCCTACACGACAAGTGTTCTCGTTCAACAGACCTGTGACCTGTACCACGTATGTGGTACCATCCCTTGTGGATCCATCCATGTGGAGCACTGACTTACATATATCCATAACATATCTCCTTTCTGTGTGGTGTGTACATCGGCCGGACCATGTCGACACGAAGTACACTGTTAAAGAATATAGTGCTATTACAAAACCTTTATGGTTTTGTAGATGTTTGGCCTAAAGAAAGTAGGGGGTGTAAAAAGTGAGATGGGGTATATATATATATTCTATTTTTTAAGGTTTCTCTTAAAGAAGTGTCTCCTAGTAGAGATAACAATTGGTTAAATTTTTAGCCAGGAGGTAACTACTTGATAATAGTTCTCTGTAACGATCCTTGTGATGACATCTCAGGATCCGTACTAGATTGGACTAAGAAAGCTACGTCTAACGTTAAAAGCCTTAATGAGAAGAGAATTAATAAAACTAACGAGAAGAACCAATCAGTTCTTGCTAGCTCTTGGGAAAAACTATGGAAAATAAAAGGAAGCTCGCCCTCGTCAAAGAAGCGAGAAAACGAAAACTACTAAACAACTACAAAACTAATTTTGAACATTTCTCCAAAGATCAAATCAAAATAATAACAAAAGATGCTGCTAGAGGATTTACTCCCTTTATATTTAATGATGCTCAAAGAAGAGTAAATGAAGCATTAGAGAAACAACTTAAAGAAAAAGGAAGAGTAAGAGCATTAATCTTAAAAGCTCGTCAACAAGGTATATCTACTTACTGTACTGCTCGTACTGCATGGAAGAGTTTCTTTACACCTAACGCAAGATCAGTTGTAATGGCTCATGATAGTGCGACTTCAGATGCCTTATTTAGTATGAGCAAGAACCTCATAGATAAAATGGAAGACGAATTCCGGCCTCAACTTATAGCATCAAATGCTAAGGAGATTAAATTTGAACATAATAATGCGGGTTATAGATTATATACGGCTGGCTCTCCGGAAGCTGGCCGTGGAACTACCCCTACAATTGCTCACCTTAGTGAGGTGGCCTTTTGGACTTTTGATGAGAAAATTCTTGCAGGGTTATTCCAAGGTATCTCTCAAGCTGATGGTACCGAAGTTATCCTGGAGTCTACGGCCAATGGTGCTAAAGGAGAATTTTATAGATTATGGAGGACGGCTGAACAAGGCTATGAAAGAGGCGATTCTGAATACATACCTATATTTTTACCTTGGTTTGTCACTGACGAATATAGGAGGGAAGCTCCTGAGAATTTTGAACCTGATGCAAAAGAGCGTGAGCTTATGGACGAGCATGGCTTGGATTACAGCCAGCTTTATTGGAGACGCCTTAAAATTGCTGAGTCGGGTGAAAGGAAATTTGTCCAGGAGTATCCGAGCAATCCTGAAGAAGCGTTCTTAGTAACAGGTAGTAGTGTCTTTGATTTAAAGAAATTAAATTCTTTTGAACCTGCACCGTACCTTAAAAAGATGCATTTAGACTTAGATTCAAAATTCTTTGAAGATACTAATGAAGGAGATATTGAAATTTATGATTATCCTAATCACGATACAGGATATGTTATAGGAGCTGATGTTGCTTTAGGAGTAGGAAAAGATTATTCTGCTGCAGTAGTATTAAATGAAAATAGACAAATTGTTTCTGCTTATAGGAACAATCTTATAGATCCTAGTAAATTTGGAGATTTTTTATTTTACTTAGGAAGATATTATAATAATGCTTTGCTTGCTGTAGAATCTAACTCTATGGGAATTGCTACTCTACAAAAGCTAGATGATATGGGGTATGTAAACCTATATAAGCAAACAAAGATAGCTAACGTCAGTAGAGAAGAAGGAGAAAGACTAGGGTTTAGAACTACTGTAGCAACAAGAAGTACAATCATAGGAAACTTGAAGAACGCTATAGAGAACGATGATGTATATGTACCTAGCGTAGATATTATCCAAGAACTAAAAGATTATATAGTTAATGACCACGGAAAAGCTGAAGCAGCTCCAGGATGTCATGATGATTATGTTATGTCTCTTGCTATTGGCCTGGAGGTGTTAAGATCTCATTATGACCGTATAACAACTAACAAGGTACCCTGGAACCAGAAGTTCTCTACTATACAACAGGATAATACAAAATGGTTATAAAGTGTCTTTTGATTATTTCAGTTACACTTATGTTTCTAACTAGTGAAGAAGATTTTATAAGACCTCGTCCTAGAGGAGGACAAAATAAAGAAATGAGTAATACATGATATTAAAAACGGCACTTATGTGTCTAGCATTAAATGTCTACCATGAAGCTAAAAACCAATCTACGGTAGGCCAATTGGCTGTAGGACAAGTAGTATTAAATAGAGTAGAAGATACTAGATTCCCCAATACTGTCTGTGAAGTAATTGAGGAAGGTATCACTTATAAAGGTACAGATACTCCTGTCTTGCATAAATGTCAATTTAGTTGGTACTGTGATGGAAAGCCAGATGAGCCTGATAAGTCTAGTAAAGCCTGGATAAAAGCTTTAATTAACGCTAATACAGTACTAAAGAATGAAATAATAGATATTACTGAAGGAGCTACTCACTATCATGCAACTTATGTAAAGCCTTCATGGGCCGCAACAAAAACTAGAACAACAAGAATAGATAGTCATATATTTTATAGGTGGGAAAGATGATTATTAATATAATTTGTTTTGCTTTTATGGGAATTGGTTTTGCTGTAAATGTGGCTCTTTTAATCCATCTTTCACAAATAAAGGATCGAATATGATAAACGAGATAAAAGTAGATCTTATAGATTCTTGTGGTACAGACTTAACTGTAGTTAATGCTGCAAGAGTATCATTCGATAAAGAAGCAGAGTGGGGCTGGGAGAGATACGATCAAGATGACTTTAAGAGAGTACTAAGACCGAGAGACAAAAAGCTTATTGAGTACTTAGCTGAGCATGAACACTGGAGTCCTTTTGCCCACACGTTTTTGCAATTCAGGATAACAGCTCCAATCTTTGTTGCTCGTCAATTAGGTAAACATCAGGTAGGTCTAGTATGGAATGAGATTAGTAGAAGATACGTAGATGAAGATCCAACATTTTTTAAACCTAAAAAATTCAGAGGAAAGCCTATAAACAAGAAACAAGGTAGCTCTGAAGAAGAGATAGATATAAATCCTACAACATACCTTGTAGACGAATACGATAGAATTATGAATACAAGTACGTGGACTTATAAGTATATGCTAAGTTTAGGTGTATGTCCTGAGCAAGCACGTTTAGTACTGCCACAAGCAATGATGACGAGCTGGTATTGGTCAGGATCTTTGTTTGCTTTTTCGAGAGTATACAACTTAAGAAGTAAAGAAGATGCTCAAGAGGAATGTAGAGACGTTGCTAAAGAATTAGGAAAACATTGTATAAATAAATTTCCTATATCGTGGAAGCACTTAACTACAGGAACTGTCCCCTAATAGAGAATTTAAAATTTTACACTTTATAATACAGGACACTTACATGAAAAAATATTTTTTGACCCTACTTTTTATGTGCGCTTCTTGCTATCCAGTAGCTGCGTGGGAATTAAGTAACGGTATATCGTTAGACAACTCAATAAAAGCACAATATAATGTGGATACCACTACAACAGCGTTAACGATGGAATCCGGGGTTACTGTTCCTGTATCATTCATGGACTTAACTGTCGATGCAGATTTTGATCTAACTGAACTTAGTTTTAGTGATAACTCAGATGTATATCAAGGAATAGACGTTGGAATAGCAGTTAGTGCTGCATCTAATATCGTTTTAGAATTAAATACAGGAATCGATACTGACTGGAATAGAGAAGATTTAGTAGCTTCTGTGACGTGGTCCTTTTAAATATGACAGATAAAGAGCTTAAGAAATATATTAAACTATTATGTGATATTTGGAATATAAAAAAATAAATGAAAAAATACTTTTATAAAATGTGGAATAATTATTTAGACTATCAAAAACGTAGAGCGGCCTATGTAACATTACAATCAATGCCTGATTATATGTTAAAAGATATGGGATTATATAGATCTGACATCCGGAGACAAGTATTCAGCGAACACGATAGGTGAACAAATGGACTTGAAGATATCTATAGGACTTGCTGTAACTTTAGCAGCTCAAATATGCGCAGCTGTATGGTATGTGGCTCAAACAGACGCGACTATAAAAACTTTAGACTCTAAGGTAGCAGAGCTAAGCAGTACTGTAGCTATTGAAGAATCAGTTAATTTAAAAAGAGATGTTGACCATAATGCCAACAACATAACTAATATTGATACGGATGTTAAAACATTAAGTAATCATTTAGCTATAGGCATTGGAGACAGTAATGATATCTTAAGACGTATAAGCATTTTAGAAACTGAAATTAGGTTTATTCAAAAGGAGCTAGATAGGCATGATTAAAAATATAAGACAGTATTTTAAAAGAATAGGATGTGCAATATTAAATAAGAACTGCTGTGCTACTTGTGATTGTTCAGTAGGTAACTCAGATGATGTTGAATATCTTTCAGGAAAAAAGGATTAAGACATGAGTAGAGACGGAAAGGTGCATCCAAACTCACTAAATAACTTACGCCCCTTCACTAAAGAAGGTGCGCGCGTCGGCCAACGTAACTCTGTAATAGCTCGTAAAGCTAATAAAGAAGCTAGAGAAGCGTTGAAGTTAAGCATTAACGATTGGAAAGCTTTAAGAGATGAAGTTAAAGAAGACGCGCCTGCGGCTCTAGACGTACTCAAGATTGCTATGACAAAAGCTTTAGCCATTGAAGATATGGATGAAGCTACTAGACTAGCTACTGTTCTTGCTGAGTTTGAAGCGCCTAAGTTACAGAGACAAGATATTACTCAGGTAACTCAAACAGCAGATTTAACAGATGAACAATTGAGAGAAGCATTAGATGAATTAGATATTCCGTTTGGTGTAGAACCTAAAAACTTAAATTGAGGTAACTATTATGACTAAGAAATCGCTACAAAATGATAGTGTATATAATGAATATGATGAAGATGGCGATGGTGTAGTTACTGACGAAGAATTAAAACATGTGAAAGAAATTAAAACTATGGAACATGACTTGCGAAAACAGAGAGCGCAGAGACGTATGGCAACGGGAAGTCTTATAGCTATGGGAGCTTTTACTTTCCTTATGTTTTTACCTATAATACCATTAGAGAGAGTAGAAGCTTTATCAGATATATCTAATTTATTCTATATATCTGCAGCAGGTATAGTTGGTGCTTATATGGGTACATCTGCATGGATGTCTAACAGAAGTAAATAAAAGGAGATATTATGGCTTTTTCTTTATCACAAAGATCTTTAAGTAAACTAGAGGGAGTAAACGAAGATTTAGTACAAGTTGTTAAAAGAGCGATAGAACTCACAAAAATCGACTTTGGCGTTATCTACGGAATGAGAACACAAGAAGAACAGCAGAAGTTGTTTGATTCTGGTAAATCCCAAACTATGAAGTCTAAGCATCTAACTGGTGATGCAGTAGACTTGATGGCATACGTAGATGGAAAGGCAAGTTGGGAACTCAACCTGTATGACGATCTAGCTGACGCTATGAAATGGGCAGCCACAGAATCTGGAACTAAGATTAGATGGGGAGCAG